AGAACTTGAGGGAAAGTGCTACCATGCCCAAACTCTTTATAGAAGTCCTGTCGATTGTAATGAACATCTAATTGGTACTCTTCGTATCTATAACCTTTTGCCGAGAGAACCGTTTTGATTTTGTCACAATACGGACACCCAGTCCGTGTATATACTGCAAATTTCATAATTGTTTAAAGAATAAAAAAGGGGACCTAGGTCCCCCAGATTTAACCTATGTAGAACGGTTGATCAGAAGTTGTACTTAACACCCAACTTAGCTCCGTATCCACGGTCAAGATCTTCGTCACCACTACCTACGAAAGAAACTTCACCATAAGCACCAAGGCGCTCGGTAAGTCCCAGACCCAGACCTGCCTTACCAGAAGGAACGGTGTCGCTGTCGCCACCGTCAGGAGTCAGCACGGTAGCACCGCCCTGAACGTAGTAGGAACCGTTTTCACCCACGGCACCTTCGTACCCTACGTGCAGGTCAGTTCCAGCGCCATTATACTCGCTTCCAGTCCAACCAGCATTGGTTTCTACGTTTACGTAGGGACCAGCAAGGGCAGCAGACGGAGCCACGATTGCGGCAGCGGCGGCGAGTGTTGCGATTGCAGATTTGATCATTGAATTAATACCTCGTTTGTTTGCTTGCGGAATGAATACCCGCAGATGATGGATCGGATCGACTTCCGATCGCTTGGTGATATTATAACACATCTTTGAAGAAAAGGGAAGTGTTACAATATTGTAACGTTACGAGGAATATTTATACTTTTCTTATACTCACCTTTGTTCGGTCTGTTTTTTCTCTAAAGAGTCCTTTGCCTGCCTCTTGAGAATCTTCACATATGCTAGTTCTGCATCACTGTAATAGGAAGGATGCTTCTTAGCTCTTTTCAGTATCTTCTTGGCTCCTTTGATAGTATCTTTGAATCTCATTTCGTTTATATTCTTGTAATTGTTTTCTTGATTCTAATAACAACTTTGCGGTTTCATGACGACCCTCATAATAATAGTCAGGGTTGATCTGCACATCAATGAAGTCTGCAGCATCAATCACAGACTCAAACTCTGCATCACCATCACCAAGAATCTCTTTGAGTTCTTGTGGCAAGTCTTCATTTTTAATTTTTGGTAATTCCATGTTAAACGTTTATGTAAGAGTATCCACTAGCAAGTCTAGTGTGCCATATGATATTGCCATCGCCAGCAGTATTCAAATCCAAAGATGATGCAACAACCTTATCAGTATTTCCATTGGCACTTCCGCCAATAGTCACCGAAGCATTACAGTTTGTTCCAACACTATCTTGGAAACAAAGTTTTGTCTTTGATTGTTTGAGTGTAAATCCATATGGATTACCGACGATGGTTGCAGGATATGTTGTACCTGCTGTTACGTTAATGACTGCTAAGGAAGTTCCTGTATTAGCAGCACCTGTAGTGAAAGTATAACCGTTAACACTATAAGATGTCAAGGCATTGTCAGTTGCAATTTCAGTTGAAGATTGATTGACATCTATGATATAGACTTTAGCGTTACAATCGTTCCCATCACTGTCAAAGAAACATAATTTAGTTCCGTTATCTTGTACTGTGAATCCATCGTATCCAGAACCACCAGTAATATTAATATTATAAGTTGTTCCAGCGGTAACACTAACTGTGGCATCATCATCACCACGACTTACTCCATTTGTTTGAGTAAATGATACACCGCTCAACCCTGTCCAAGTTAGATTACCAAGTGCCGACCCAGCAGTTCTAGGATTATCATCCCATTCAAATTCTAATTCAATATCAGCAGTTCCTGAACCAGTAACTACTAGGTTACCATTAGAATCAAATACTGCTGATACCGAAGCATCAGTGTATTGGGGTGTTTCATCCCAGGCATAGTTTAATGTAACTGTGCCTTGTCCTGTTCCTTTAACGACTAAATCACCAGAGTTATTAAACCTGGCACTAATATTTGATACCGTAGATAATTTTGTTAATGTCCAAGCAACACCTCCTGGATTTGTAGACCAGACATCAGGATTGCCCGATGCTGGAGCGTTCGTGACTACAGCTTGAAGGGCATGCCCTCCAGATAATACACTATTTAGCGCATAAGTTGTTACATTTGTGTTAAATCCTGCATGAGTTCCCAAAGCAGTGCCATCGAAACTAATATCTACACTGTTGTCTGCTTGTACAGTTAGTTCATAGTTACCTGTTTCAGTTAGAGATAGATTCCAATTTGCAGTATGTCCAACTCCAGATAACGTATCTTGATTACTTGGATATACAGCATAGGTATTCATAAAATCAGACCATGCAGGGTGAGGACCAGAACGAACCCACAGAATACTATTTGCAGATATACATCCACCACCTTGACAGATTTTTATATACCAACCACCAGGATTTCTTTGCCAATTGTATGCCTCACCAACTGGTACATTATTTGCGTCTGTAAATCCTGCAGCAGAGTTTGTACATCTAACTATGATCGATACTATACCTTCGTTCAAAGTTGTTGTAGCAGTGAATGGAGCAGGTGGTCTAAAGATGCCTCCAGATGCAGACATGAAAGGAGTCTCACTAGCACCTATGAATAATTGAGCATTATCATCACATGCAAATTCAAATCCATAAGTTCCTGTCTCTGGAATGGGGACTTGATATGTTACCACCTGTTCTTCAAAGGGAAGTGTACATACAGCAGGATTAACCCACACTGCATATTTGTTTCCCTCGTCACTCCAATAACCTGCAACATTAGTTGTTGGATTTAATGGCAAGATATCAGTAATTGTAAATTTAGCGTTTTGATCAAATCCACCATTAATATCATCATCATATCTAATTTGCACATTGCTGTCGGGAGGTGTCTTAGGTCCAGAACTAGATGATCCACTTGTACTGATTGGATATGATTGTCCTGCAGTTACTTGAACTGATTTACTCTTTGTACCTTTCTCCTTATTACCCTGACTAAAGGATGCACCTGCAACAGTAAGTGTGCCGACTGCTTGACCAGAAGTACCAGGGTCATCGTCCCAGTCTAACTCAAGTTGAACAAGACCTTCTCCAGTTCCACCAATCACCAGGTTCTGCTGGTCTGCAGAAAACTCTGCTGTTATAGTCGGAACATTAACAATAGTTTGATTCTCTGATGTCACATTAAATGTTGGAGGGTTCGATCTTTCTATTTGCTTCTGATCAAAAAAGGTTCCGTCACTATTAAAGAAACGAGTAGGAATAATATTGATGTCAGGATCAAAAGGGGAACAACTTTCTATACCAATAGTAGGATTGTTTAATCTATCATCCAATCCAAATGGATTAAGAGAAGTAGATTTCCAGTTATAAGGATTATAACCCAAACCAGTTTCACTGGTAGGAATATCATTCAAGAAATCATCTACACAATCATAATATTCAATAGTTCCGTCTGGTAATTCTCGTACTTTACATCTACGAGCAACGATTGCAGGAATTGTGCCTGTTCCAACTACAGACTCCAGAGCAGAAAAATCAATAGGACCATAAGTGTAAACTCTTCCATCACCATCATCAACGATACGTCGTCTCTCTGGTGCTCCTGTGAAATCGTCAGCTCTAACTACATCACATACAGGTCCCAATATTCCTTCTGGATAATAATAATCGGACATAAAAATAGAGGGTTGTTACCCTCTATTTATTTTAGATTTATTGCTTGGGTTTCACAGGAGAATATGGATGCTGAGGTTTGTGTTCTCTATCCATTGGTTGAGACTTAGTGTCATCATTCCTAGATCGATTTTTAATTACAATGAATGCATCTTTATTATACTTACGATCCCCATATTGGGATGCCCACTTCTTATTATACTCTTCACCTTGGTAGATACCAGATACCTGTGTGCCTCCAACTTCAACCTGTATATCATCATGACATTCCCAATTTAGTTTTTCCATAACTATTGAGATTTGTTCAGCAATAGAGGGTTCTGAGAGAATCCTTTCATCTGGATCAAGTTTTCCAATCATAGTGTTCACTTTCATCTAGGGTTTTTTGGTGGTCGGTATGGGCAATCGGGACATCCTGCCCCGCAGCATCCTCTAGAAAGGTTCTGCAAAATGCTTGCCGATAACTTCGATACGTTCTTCTTCATGAGCAATGAGATCTAGTTGTTCCTGAATAGCAGCAAGCACATCAGGGTGCTCACCAATACCTACAGGATTCTCTAGATAAACTTCAATGTTCGCTTTTGCT